ATCGCGTTCTTTAGTAATTTTAAATGCTTTATCTTCGCCATCAATTTCATATACACGACCATTATCGCCAGATCCAATTAATTTAAATTGATTGTTTTTTATTTTTGTTAAACAACGATCTATGTCTGATTCATTCATTTCTCGTAATAAATGTTTTAATCGTATCATTATTATCCTTTAAATACAACGTTATTATCTAAATCTAAACGTATTAAAAAATTCATATCAACATCACTACGTTTTTTTATTGGCTGTGCTAATTTACCAATAGCTAAAAGTTGTCCAGCATCATTATATAAACCAATTGTAGTTATATATGGCGCAAATGAACTACCACTAACAAATGAATAATATGTAGAATCATCATCTTTTGTTAATGTTATATTAGTAGACATATTAAAATCGCCAGCATCTAATTTAGTAATCACTGACATTTCATAAATTGAAACTGTACTTTTATATGATGCAGTAAACGGTGTATTAATTAAATTTTGAAAACGATAATCAGGGCTAGAAAAAACGATCAAGCCTTGTTTTTCAAAAACATTACCAACATGATTAGTTTGTAAAAAAGTCCCACCTTCAGTTCTATTACCTAAATAACCAATTTCTGTGCTAGTTAATGATTTATTATAAATTCGTATTTCATCTAATAAACCATTTAAATTTAAAGATGTAGAATTATATCCCCCAATTTTTAAAAAATCTTTATTATCAATTCTAGCAGACGCGGTATATGGAGAATCATAAACACCTAATAATGTACTAGATACAGATGACTGTAAAGTACCATTAACATACATTTGTAAATTACTTCCAGATTTTTGACAAACAATATGCGTCCATGAACTAGAAACAGCAGCAGATGAAGATATCTGTGCAACAAAATTTGTAGCGCCAGCAGCAGAAAAAACAATTTGTTTACTACCACTTAATTCTATTTTAAATGGATAAACTGGTGCTGATGAACTAGATGCTTTCGTTAATATCAATTGATTAGATGTACTAACATTTGATGAACTAACAAAAAATGAAATGGCATAATCATGATCGCGATCGTAATACCCATCTAATGATGTTTCTATATAAGACGAACCAGTAAAATATGCTGCTAAGCCTATAGAACGTTGTTGTCCGTTTGTTGTAGGAACGCCTGGATGAGGTAAAACATTTGAAGTAGTATATGTTATTCTTGTAATATCAAAATATTCATTAAACCCTTCATAAAATTTATAATCAGTAATAATTGATGATGTATTAAATGCAGTATCTATAATATTACCATATCGATCACTAACAAATGAACCAGATACTGAAGATGTAAAACTAAATGATGCTGGTTTAATTCCTTGTCCAATTTTATTAATTGGAATAGAAAATATTGATGCAGATTCATATAAAAACTTTTTAGTGCGATTTAAATTGGTTGCACCAAAAGTATTATATGGTTGATCTTTATATTTGTAAAATAAATGATTAATAGAAAAATATGTAACGGATTGCAAACTACCATCGATATTTGCAGCATCATTAAACGTTAATGTAGATCCTAACGCCGGCAAAAAATTCACATCAGTATAAACTCCTTGTAGTGGTGTTATACTAGAAGTTAAACTACCAGAATATACAGTCCATATTTTATATGATTGAAACGGATTAATTTGTACATCAGTTGTATCAATTTTTTTAAAAACTGATGGATATGATCCTTGATATGGATTATCTGTATTTTGTAATTTTGATTGTGCCATATAGTTAAAAGCCCCGATACATTTTATATAAATATAACGGGGCTTAAATCTATGTTATTTTAGAAATCTAATTTAACTCGTATAAGAGCTTCTCTTTGGAAAGATTTTAATAACGGCTGAGATAATTTAGCAACAGCTAATAATTCTTGGCTATCATTATATAAACCAACCGTAGTAATATATGTTTTAGGGTCGCCAACAAAAGTTGTTTGTGAAATTTGTCCAACTGAACCTGTTACATAAGAAGGATTATTTGAGAAATTATATTCAGCATTTTTAATTCGTACAAAGTAATGCGTGCTTGTTACTTTTTCTGAATTACGTGCTTGGAAACCATATTTATCACTTGTTTGTGGATCTGTAAAGAATGATGATCCAGAAATAGAATGGAATAATACAAAATGATTATTTGCTTCGACACTAGAACCAGTATTAGTTGCAAATCCTAATTGTTGATCTAACATTTTACCATCAAGTACTAATACACCATGGTCTGGGTATGCAAGTCCATAATATATCGGATTAGTAGAATTAAATACGCCAGCACCAATTGATCCAGATACAATATTATAAACTTTTCCGGAATCAGCCAATGTTCCTGTTGAAACTGATGAATCATCAATTAATTTAATTACGCCACTACCTGTAACTACAGAGCCAGTTGCATTTGTAGCTCTAGAAGTAATTGCAACTAATGGTAATTCCCAATTTCCTGCATCTAAACGTTCTTTGATCCTATCACGTTTAAAATTAACTACATAAACATAATCAGTACTGCCAGATCCTGCTGTCGTAAAACGAGTATCATTTGGGTTCAAAAGTAATTGACGATATTGAGAATAAATTGCTTTACTTGCAGCATCATTCAATTGTCCTTGTGAATCAGAACCACTACCTAAAGCATGACCGAATGCTAAAGAAAATTGTACAGCCGAACCCGTTGCTTCTGGTGTTTTTTGCGAAACATCAACATAATATGTACGTTGTGTATTTGTTTGAGTTGACGACGTAAAAAATGTTGTTAAACTTGCAATACCATCACTCCATACACCTGCAGTAACAACTTCAATTTGATTACTAACAATATCATTAACTGTATCAAATTTTGTAAACACTCTGCCATTGCGAGCTAAAATTTGAGATTGTTGCATCTCTGCAACCATTTGATTTGCAAGTTGTTGAGCTAACTGCTGAACTTGTTGTGTTACCGCGGCTGTGCCGGCAGCTGCTGGTGCAGGCGTCGGAGTTGCTGCCGTTCTAGATGCTTGATTAGCAGCGCCTACTGCCGCTAATAGATTTGAAGGAACACCTCCATGGCGTGGTTGTTGTTTTAGTTCTTTAATGAAATTATTCATTTTCATGTTTACCTTTTTTATGCCGTTGCATTATTTACAGTTGCAGTTGTTACTTTTTTAACTGTTAAATTAATAGTAACACTTCCGCCTGTTTCATTACCAATAATTGAAATAGTTGCAGTTTTGTCTGTAAGCATTTGTGTTTTTGCAACAATACGGAATTCAAACCCAGCAACTGCAACACTTTGTGCATCTTGATTATCGCCAATAAAACGAGGAGTTGTTGGAAGTACTGAATTTTGTAATGCTCTAGTAACTTGTATATCTGCAACTGTTGAATCAGAAAGAATTGCAGTGTATCCTAAGTTTGAATTTCCTCCTTGGAAGTTACTTGTATTTGGTGCAATAACCGCACTATTACCTGGGGCATTTAATATAATATTAGTATTACCTACATTCACAACAGGAATATTTGTTGTTTGTTTTGGTAATGTTACTAATTTATATCGTAGCGCTTGCGTTTCATCCGGAATAGCTTCTGTTATTGGCATATTTTCAATAACAATACCATAATAATCAGTTCCTAGCGGATGATCTGGATTCCAAAGTGAGTAATCAATTTCATCATCACCTACTGCAAATTGAGTGATATTAAATGCGTTACCACCTTGGGCTAACAATTCGCGGCCTTTTAAAGTTAAAATTGCGTCGACCGTAACGCTCGAATTATCTAGATAACCCATATGTTTCCTTTTACTTTTTAATAAATATCGATATTTTAAAAATTATGCTAATACAAAACTTCCATTAACATTGTCTACATTTTGATATATTAATTGATTTGGATTTGCGGATCTAAATTCCACTACCGGTTTGCCATCAATCGTTTGTGTTGAATTGATATTAAAACCAGGAGATGTTAATTTACATCCTGCATATCTTTGATTTCGTATTCCGGTTGGTAAATAATCTTGTACTTGTGCTAAAATACCAGTCCAGCCGGCGCCAACAGCGTCTAAATAATATGTACTAGATCCATATGTACCTGCACCATATACAGCAGTTATACCAGAGCCACCGCTACCAGTACTAAATACAGCAGAACCAGATTTAAATTTAGTTGTAGAAAAAATTGCATCTGTGTATATAGGTTGCAGTGCATCACTTAACCAATATGGAGATGATGCAGTAATCCATGTGCTACCAGATCTTAATAAATATTCATAGGAATATGGAACACTATCATATTTTTCAGAATTGGATGCAGTTAAATATGCTTGCCATTGATCATCATCAATTCCTGATAAATTCATAATTCTGCCAGACAACGATCCATTATAATATGGATACAGTCCATCTGCGGTAGGTGAAACTGAATCTAAAACTACAGTATATGATGGTAAAAAGTTTTGTATATTTGGTAATATTGTATCTTTACTTCGTTCTAATAAATTTGGTTGTATTAATAACCCGGTTAATTTATTTACACGCGCAGGGAGTAATTGTTCTAATTGTTTAAAAAATGATAAATCAAACAACGTAAACATACTAATATATGCGTTTATATCATTTCGATCTTGATATTTTTTCCAATATGTTTGTGCAGCCTGAATCAATTGTGGATATGATTTTGAATCTGTATCGCCCGGATCTCCAATGTAATCATCTAAAGAAGTGAATCCCAATTGTGCAATAATATCTTCATCGATCATTGTTTGCGGAGAAAAATATACTCCTAATTTTTTACTATCTAATGGAGCTTTATCATATTGACTACGTTCCGCTCTAGTTTTAACATCAAGTGTCCCAATTAATTCATTATCTTCTAATCGTATTTTATTATCATCATATGTACCAGCACCTAATGATACTGAATCATAATAATACGTTTCTTCAATTGAATCATATGGTGTATTATTTGTCCAAGATGCAAATGAAGCAGATATAGTTGAGATTGCTGGCTGAATTCCGCTTAAACTAGATGTTAAACTATGATTTATATTTTGATTTAGTGGTAATCTAAAAATCAATTCAGAATATGTATCAACATTTCCATCATATGCACCGGGTGCTTTTGTATGATTATTCAATGCATCGTTTTGCAAACTAGAAGACCATAAACGTAATTCTTGAAGTTGGCCAACTAATCTGCTAGCACCAGTTGAAGTTCCGCCTAAAGTTAATGTTCCGGAATAAGGCAATGACGCAGTAGCTGATGCAGATACTGTTGTAACAATTTTTCCATATTTAGATTTTTTAGCAATTAGATCTAAGTTAGTTCCATTTTTACGTAATACGGTTGTTATCCAATCGCCATTGAATAATTCAAAATCACCAGAACTAGTACCATTAATTTGAATGTTACCCATTGTTCCGCTACTAAAATCAATAGTAACTGCGTTAGAGCCAATTGTATATAAATTCATTGTATTTGGCAACGTTGGATGTTTTACTACATCAGCTGTTCGAAAACGCAATTCAACAGATTGCAATGATTGTGAATAATTAACCGTTACTGTACCAGAAGAACTTCCACTTAAATCTAATGCATAATCAAAATTTAATTTTTCATAAATTGGAGCTCTATCAATCCTAGGGCCGCCATATTCATTGATACTAATTAATGATTGCGGGATTCCATAACATGATAATAATGCTTGAATACTTCGTTTTGTACCTTTACTTTTAAGAAGTAATGGTAAGTTATTAACAATTCTACGCCAAATTGTATATGTAATATTTTGACCAGGTACTGAAGGATCTCCGACTGTATTTGATCCTGTTAATGGAATTCCTGCTTCATTAGTACCCAAAACATATTGCCATAAATCTTGATTTTGATTTCCATTAGTTAAAGTCCAACCAAATTGTTTTGCTACCGAATATAACAATTCATTTGGCATACCTAATTTAGGATTTTCTTCTCGCTTATTAACTTTAGTCATATGATTGATATATGTATAGAATATATCATAATGATGCCCTAACATGTTAATAAATGTATTTAAATTTTCATTTGATTGATCTAAACGAAGATATTCTGGAATAGAATAATATAATGCATTATAATTTAATTGATCATACAATGACGCACTAGCATATAATGTATCATACCAATTTCTAAATTGTGAACTAGTTATAGAATACAATGCATATGGCATCGTAGAAGTTGATTTTGGCACTGGCGTAATATAACTTCCAGTAAGTTCAAAAACAGTAGCAGTTTCTTTAGGAATATCAAATGTTGTTAATTTTGAAGATGATTCATAATACATCCATTGTTCAAAATTATCAAATCCACCAATTAACGTAGTTTTTAAATTTAAATATTCTTGTTGATTTGCAGTAGCAACACTGCCAGATAGTTTTGCTACTGCAAAACTTTGTGACGTATATGATTCTAATAATTGTAATTTATATTTGAAATTTTCTAAACGTTCTGTTGCTGAACTATAAAAAATAAAATTATTAAAGTCCGAATAATCAATATTTAGTTTCATTCCGGAAAGACTTCCAGAAAAATATGTATCAACAATTTGTTGAGATGTTTGTGTTGATGAACCTAATAGTTCAGTCCATGTTTTTAAACCAGTATCTGTAGATGTATTATATGTAGCAGTTGCTTGCCAATTTGGATTTGCTAATTTATTAAATGTAAGATTAATAGATTCTGGCTGTAACGAAACTTTATCAACATATGGTAATTTTAATTCTTCAACTAACCAACATTTAAAATTAACATCAAATGTATTCGGTAATGGATCAATTAATTTAACATATACATATTCGCCAACTACGACACTATTGACATACTGAAACGTTTGATTTCTGCTAAAATTCAATAAATATGTTTTGAATTTTTTTGGCGTTTCAATAGTATTAATTATAGATTGTTGATTTCGTATACTAGAAACCGTTTCGGTACGAATATCTACGGTAGCTGTTTGATTTACATCTTCTACATAATCAGTTAATTGTTTTAAAAAAATAGTATTTTTTATATCAATTGCACGAAGACGTATTTCCGTTCTATCCGGAGAAATTTCATCAATTCGCAAATATTGCTGTTCGTAACTACCTATTAAATTTTTAAAAAAGTTAACAACAATACGTAATGAGCCAGCTGATATTTTTAAAGCATCAAATTCTTTACGTAAATCAATTGCAATTGGATTATATAAATTAATTTTTTGATTAGTAACTAAATTAGTATATTCTGGTATTTTTGTTATTTGTTGTACTTGATGAATACCTGATAACCAAGAATTGCCTGAATAAACATGTAATTCTATTCTATTAGTACCATTATTTTCTTTTATTTCATTTACAGGAATATATTTTCGTTCTCTAGGTGCAAATGATAACAAATCGAGTTGTTGTGTATTTAAACGCTGGGCAACTACTGCATTTGCTGCAGATGTAAGTTGTGTGATATTTTTATATTGCGTTAACATATATTATACTGCCTCAAATTTTACATACGTGCCATTAGCTAATATTGTATGATTTCTATCTTCATCATTATCTTCTGCAAATGCTTTTATGAAAATTGTCGTATTAACTCCAAGATCTGAAATCTCTTTTGAAGTCAATGTTCGATTAATTAAAGTTCTATAAATGCCTTCTCTAGGAACTTTATTATTATTATTTACGCCAGATGGATAATTTATTAAATTGCCATCATCATTTTGAAAATAGCTAGTTGTTCCATCCTCTTGTTCATACCATAAAGCCAATGAAATACGTGAATTTGCGGTAGCTCGCTTACTTTTATATTCCGAATTTATATCTGCCGTAATTTTCATACTACCACTT